GCTGAAGGCAAAACACCCTACACCCGAGACAGAAAATCCCCCTATGTGCCATACGTTTCCCGTATGTTCCAAGATGATCCTGAAAGTATTATGGGGATCGTCCGTAACCTGTGGGACCCGCAAGATGAACTAAACAAGCGGTATAGCAATCTGTTAGGACATCTGAATAGCTCCTCGCATAGTGGCTGGTTGAACAAGAAGGGCACAGGCGCAAACACTGACCAATTGAAAACGATGGGGTCCGCTCCTGGCGTGGTCGTAGAATTTACCGCTGTCGCTCCTCAACAAATCAAGCCGGTGGAACTGAGCCAAGGACATTTTGCGATTGCCCAGAGTTCCGCTCAGCAGATTCTTCGTATCTCTGGGGTAAACGCAGAGATGGTAGGCAGTACGACCCAGAAGACTGTCTCAGGTCGAGCGATTAATGCTCGTCAAGAAGGTGGACAGACGATCCTCAAGCCACGATTGATGAACTTTGACGAAGCCATGCTGGACGTGGCAGAACTCCTCCTCAGTCGTATCCAACAGTATTATCCTCCAGCAAAACTCAAACGTATTATTGGTCTTGCGGAACTTGCAGGGACCTCACCTGGACAGACCTCAGTCTTTGCTGATCCCGTGACAGGCAACCCGATGGATGACCAAGCGATCTATGAAATGCTGGTTCATGTCTCGAATTTGTCGTTTGACCTTTCCTTAAAACTTGCGCCTATTGATTCGACAGCCCGTGAAGCGTTGTTTGAACGAGCCGTGCAGTTGACTACTTTGATGATGCAGACAGGCCGTGTGCCTGGTCCCAATACTCTGCAAGCGTTAGTGGATATGTCAGAGATGCCCTCTCGATTAGCCGAAGGCATGAAGCGAGACGCTGCACAACCACCAACCATGCCTATGCAGCAAGGGGCGAGTGGGGGAGCTGCGAGTGCCATTAATCAAGCGAAAGGGGGTCATGAGAGTGACTCCGGTGGCCCTGGTCCTGGAGGTCTTTAGTGGATCTACCTATCCTTACCGTGACAGGGTTTGAACAGATGGAACAGCAAGTAAAAGATGCTGAGGCTCTTCCAGGCACTCTAGGGATGACCGTAGCCTTATGGAGACTGCAAGCACTCATCCAAGGGTACCGATGGGCATTGAATCACGGGTATCCTCAAGTTACACACACAGAGGATCACGTCTAATGGGAGTCCCAGGGTTTAAATATCATGGCGGTGGGCGCAAGGGAATGGCAGGTCGTAACGCTCAAAAGAAAGGCTCAGCGGTGAAAGGCAAGAAGTTCATGCCCATGAAACCGATGATGGCCATGCCAAAACCTGGAGGCTCACGTGGAAAACGACTCACCTTCGGATTTCAATAATGCACTTGATTGTCAACTCCAGTACTGGCAAAAGCTCCTGAAGTTGCAAGACTGGGAGATCAAAACGGTTATTTGGCCACATGACGCTCTTGACGGACATGTGTCACGCATTACCTGGTCACGCAATCAAAAGACAGCCACATTGGTTGTCAGACATCCCAATGACATTCCCCCAGTTGAACGAGACTGGCCAGAGAATGAAGCGTTAGACTATGATATCTCGATTCTTCATGAGTTACTGCATCTGAAGTGTGTGGAAATGGAATCAAAAGTAGAGTGGGCTGAAGAACAAGTCGTCAATCACGTGTCACGTGCGATGGTGAAACTCTACCGAGAAGTGCACCCAACTAAAGAAATACCTGAGAAGCATCAAGTGGGTCATTATGTGTAGTCAGTATTGTTTATAAGCATAATCGGGCGTAACTCTGTGGTCGCCGCACAGCTTGTCGCCGAAGTTCGGGCGGTTGAGGAGATGGTATGCCAAAAGATGTGGAAATCGTTGAAGGTGGATCGCTGATGGACCCCGCAGGCAAACCCTTTCAGGATATGCTTGCGAGTGCTCAGATGGCTGCGGTTGAGAAGCTCACTGTAACCCCTGACACTTCCATGGTCGAAGAAAAGGACGAAAAGAAGGATGAACAGAAAGAGGCGTCGTCTGCCACTGACACCAGGGATAAGGAAGAGACTGACGTTGACGTGCCAGGTGATGATATTGGCAATCTGAAACATCAAGTCTCCGGTCTCAAAGCAGAACTCGCACGAATCAGAAATCAGAGGACAGGTAGTTCAGAGGAAGTGGTCACCCTCAAGGAGAGACTGGCCAATGCCGAAGGGCAGTTGAAGGTCTTGAATAAGACTGGGACCACTGACGTACTTGCTGAAAAACTTGCACAGTTGACTGACGATCAAGTGGCTGATAATCGTATCTCATGGGAAGACGAACTGGCTGATGCCCGTGCAGTGATCCGTCAAGCTGAACGAGATGGGGACCAACCACTTGTTAAAGAGATGAATCAACGCATTGTGAATGCCAGGTCGATGCTCAAGGCCTACGATACCGAGAAAAGCCGTCGGATCACCGTGCAATCGACGAAAAGTACCTCTGAGGCAGATGAGCAGAAAGGGCTGGTCAGTGACACAGAAAAGCTGTTCGCTGAGGCCTATGCTGCGGTCCCTGAACTCAAGGACAAGGACAGTGCGATTTGGAAGGCAGGACAGAAAGAGTACTCGGCTCTTCCTCATCTGATGAAGAAGCTGGGTCCACTCGGTGAACTGATCGCCACAGCCCAAGCGATTGCGAAGAACCCACATCTGATTGGCAAGAAAGTTATCTCTGACGCCACAGGAAAAGTGTTAGACAACATTGAGAAGGCCGCAGACAAAGCCTTCCATAAAGGAGGGACGGCTCCCTCTGGAGCGGTGACCCTCAAAACATCAGTTAACTCACGAGAGGACTTGTCTGCCTTTGAGGAGCAAGTTCGTCGAGTGAAAAGCGGCTAAGTTCATCTGTTGTTGACTTGGCTCCCCGAGGAGACCAATAATGGCTATACATAAAACTACAGCGTTTACTGACGGTACATCAAGTGATGCTACGCAGTCCTTTTTCGATACCCTCTTGCTCATTCGTGGGCAGTATGAACTCATCCACCAAGTGCCGGTTGTCCAGAAGAGTCTTGCCCGTAAGTCAGGGAAGACCATGATCTGGAGACGCTATGAAGCCCTGACTCTAGCGACCAATCCCTTAACAGAGGGTGAGAATCCTGCTGGCAGAACCAAGTCCAAGACGGATGTCTCGGCGTTGATCGCCCCCTATGGGGATTTCATTGAAGACAGTGATATGATTGAGTCCACCCAGCCCGATCCTCAGACGACAGAGAATGTCGAGCTGCTCGGTCAGCAACGGGGTGAGACCTTTGATCAATTGTATCGTGATGTTTATGCGGATGCCACGCAGATTGTCTATGCGAATGGAACCAGCACGGTGACCGTGTCTGAGATCGTAGACAAGAACGATCTGGATCGTGCGTATCGTTTGATCCGCAATAACAAAGCCAAGACCTTTACCCCGATGATTATGGCCTCCCAGAATGTGGGCACTGGTCCTGTCATGCCTGGGTACTGGGCGATGTGTCATGAGGACGTAGCCTTTGACCTGAGACACACGGCAGATTTTCTCCTGGTCAGTGAGTACGCTGGCAAGGGTGGAGTCATCGCCGGTGAATTTGGGGCAGACAAGAATGGCATTCGGTTCATGGCTTCACCGAACGGGTACAAACTCGCTGGTGCAACTGGTGTGACCATTGCGGCTACTGATGTGAAGAATACTGCATCCTTTGCGGATATCTACAGTATCTTCATTGTTGGTCAGCAAGCTGTGGCTGGAGTTTCTCTTGCTGGTGGGAATGGTGGAATTATCCGCAAGGGTCTCGGCTCAGCGGGTACTGCCGATCCTCTCAATATGAAGATGACAGTCGGCTGGAAGCAGTATGATACGAGGAAGGTGCTCAACCAGAACTTCTTGGTCGAGTTACAAACTGCTGCCTCTCTATAAGAAAGAGAACAATGCCACAGTATTTTATGGTGACGGTCAATGGAGTTCCCCTCTTCAAAGGACTTTCAGAAGCAGCCGCACGAGTGAAAGCAGAAAAGTGGCAAGGCGAACGATGGAAACGTGGTCTGATGAAGCATAAGGATATGGGGGACCACGTGGAAGTCAAACGGGACACGGCAACCGAGCGGGATTTTGACGAGCGGTATGCTGATGTCAAAGCAGGGAAGTATCAACGCATTATTAAAGAGGAGTATATCACATAATGGCTAAGTCACCCTCCATCTCACTGGATCACTCAGGGGGCCGAGTCCGTCTGAGGGGTCTTCGATGGCCGCTTCCTGTGACTCTTGACACAGAAAGCAAAGGTCGTATTAAAGCGACCATTCGTCCAAACGTCTGGACTGCGGTTCCTGAGGAAATTTATGTCTTCCTGAAAGGGAAGTTTGATAATCCCCGGTATACCAATATCCCTGATGTGGAAGCGAATGAAGCGTCTCCTCATAAAGCAGGAGAAGACCCCATTATGTGTCAAGAGGAAGTAGACCGAGATTTTTTTATGGAATTCAAAAACTAAGGAGAGACTATGGCCCTCGATGCAAATTCAGCAGTAGCCCCTTCGGTGGTCAGTGGTACGTACACGGGTACGACTGCTGCACAGACTGTGACAATTGGTTTCCGTCCTTCGTGGATTCAAGCCTATAATATTACGGATGGCGATACCCAGTACTTTTGGACGGTCAACGACTTAGCGAACGTGGTCTCAGTCGTCGCCTTGGCAGCGACCTCGGCTGCGGTGATCACGGTGACTGATCATGGCTTTGTCCTACCAGCGTCCAATGCCATTGTGAATGAGAACACGAAGGTCTATGCCTTCATTGCTGGTCGCTAAAGGAGGACCTTATGATAAAGCATGATAAGGAAGTCCTCTGGAAACCAGGACGCATCTACATTCCGGCGTGGCAGTTTGCTGGTATCGGCTACGAAGCCACAGGTGCGGCGAATATCAAGTCCATTGGTACGGGAACACCCTCGTCCACGAACTTGATTACCAAGGAAATCAATACCAGTGGGATCGTGGGTATTGATATGACGACAGCCGATAACACGGTCTGTCATCTCATGGAACTTCCTGGAGATATGGATCTTGCCTATCCGCTGTATGCCCGTGTATACTGGACTGCGAACAATACCTCTGGGTCCGCAGACTGGGAAATGTTTTACAAGGCGTTTATCGCCAATAGTACCGTCCTAGGGTCAGCAGAAGCCGCGACTGCCTTTGATAAGGTAGGAGCTGCTCAGACCATGGCAGGTGTTGCCTACACGATGATGCGGACCCCTGAGATGCGGATCAACGGAGCGAAGTTCCCTGATACGACTGAGATGGTGCAGTTCACGGTCCAGATGCACGCTTTGGCCACAATTACCACTGTGACCTTTGTGGGTCTAGGTCTCCGCTATACTCCCAAGCGTCTCCTGGGGAACACAGGGATGCAGAAGGAAGCAAAAGCTCCGACGTATATCAACTCCAATAAGGGTGCGAATTAAGTAAACCTTCATGGGGGTCAGTGGCAGTTAGTCGCTGGCCCCCACAAGGATAACACGATGGAATTAGAACAACTCGTTAGCGGAGTGCGGTATTATATTTCTCAGCATCAGTTCTTCAATAGTCTTGATGAAGTGCTGTCTCAACTGCTCACCTTGAAAGACACACAAGCAGAACTGGACAAGGCGATTGTCAGCCGTCAGGCGCAGGTGGCAGAATTCGAGACTCGTCTGGCTGCCATGGAGGCCACGGAAGCCCAGAAAGCACGACAATTATGTGATGCGTTCGAGGTAAAAGGGCAAGCCCTGGCCAAGGCTCACGCTGACAAAGAAGCTGCGCTGAACACACAAATTCGTGTGAAAACTGAGCAGATCGCCAGCCTGGACAGTACGATTCTGGAACAAACGCGAGTTGCTGAACGGTTGTCCTTAGATATCAACCAGTTACAGGCTGACAAAGCTGTCGCTGATAAAGCCTACCAGGATATCAAGCAGAAGCTCATTGCCTTTAAGGCCAGTCTGTAAGGTAATTCGTGGCGACGACCTTTTATTTTCCTGAGACCTTAGCGGCACCAGTTACGCCTCCCGCTGCGGCAGCCGCATGGGAACATATCAATACGGTCACTCGGTCCTTATTGACGACCCCTGATGGAAGTACCCTGACAACAACAGCCTATACTCCTGATGCCGCTGATGACTTGGTATCAGGTGATGCGTTACATCGGCAGTATGTGAGTGGTCCGTTGATTGCTCAAACGCTGGGGGGAAATGTCACCGCTCAGTTTCAGATGACAGAAGTAAATACGGGGTGCAATCAGTTTCTCACCCTCAAACTTCTTGTCTGTAGTAATGATGGCACGACTGTACGAGCAACCTTGCTTGATGTCACGCGTGATACCACGAATGAGGTTGCCACGTCACTCACCAATCGAAACTTTCCTTCTACGGCCTTGGCAGGATACACGTGTATCAAGGGAGATCGGCTTGTTATTGAGGTTGGCTGTGGGGGTACACCAACGGCAGCATCAGGTGTCAATGGACATAACTGCTCGATCCGATTTGGGTGTAGTGCATCAAGTGGGGATCTCCCCGCAGATGATTCCACGACAGGAACCACGTATCGCCCATGGGTAGCAATTTCAACAAGTGTCATGTTTGATGACACACCAGGAAAAGTCTCTGTCATTGGTCAAGCGATTCATCGAGCTGCCAGCTATTAAGGAACGACTATGGATGCTGTTTATGTCTCTCGTAATACGGCTTTTGCTGCCACCGCTGGGGCGAAGACCCTTCTCAAGCTGATTAGCCCCACAGGGTTCAACCTCAAAATCCATGAGATTGGGGTCTCTATGGATGGGGTGACGAGTTCAGCGGTCCCTGCAACATTGGAGTGGGGGACTTCTGACGAGACCTCGGCAGGCACATCAGTTGGGACGCCTGTGACCACCCAGATCAAAGGAGCTACCATTGCTCATGGGATTACGCTAGGGCAGAATTTCTCTGCTGAAGGAACGACATATACAATCCATCAGGGGGTGTATGTACCCCAGTATATGGGGATCTTTGTTCTCCAGAATCCCTTAGGATTAGAACCTGTCTCTCCTGCGGGAACAGCAGATAGTTTTCTCTTACGTATTAATGTCACTGCCAACGTCAATGTCCTTGCGTGGGTCAAATGGTCGAGAGCGTAAACTATGGCACAGATTGGGCGGTCAATTCCCAGTCATGCGCTGGTCGCCCATGGACTGACCGCTCAGCAGCTTAGTCTTTCGGTAGAGAGTGGAAGTTATGGGCTCGTTGGACAGGCATCAATTAATGCCTTTAGTCTAACGTGTGTTACTGGTACCTATACCTACACAGGCGTGGCTGCCAGTCTTACCGTTTTCTCAACAAATAAAACCCTTCCTGCTGATAGTGGAAGTTACAGTCTAACGGGTACCAGTACTGGTCTCTTTGGTGGGTTTCGAAGTAATGCTGAGACCACAAGTTATACCCTTACAGGAACCTCCGTTGGGGTCTTCTATGGCAGTCGGTGTCTCTCAGCAGGAGGAACCTATACACTAACGGGTACCAGTGAAACACTGCGTGCGGCACGAGTTGTAGGGATTGCAGCAGGAAGTTATACAATCTCAGGATCAACAGTCACCCTTAACAGTGCACGGTTGATCACACTGACAAATGGACAATATCTGATTGTCGAGAGTGAGACAACGCAGTTAACCTTTTCAGGAGGCAGTGTGACCACACACTTATTAGCCATGATGGGATTAGGGGGATAAGATGGCAGGAGCAGGATGTTATGACAGTGCGTTTAGTGCATCAGTGACCGGTACAAAAGTACAAGCCTCCGCCCAACCAATGGACATTGGGGCATACCATATCTTGAACAATGCCGCAGCCATTAGTTACCTCCAGGTTTTTTACAAACTTGCGGCATCAGTAACCGTAGGTACGACCGTCCCTGATGTCGTCATTCCACTCCCCGCGTCAGGGGGTGCGACCATTAACTTTGGGGGCTCAGGCTGGCGGACACGGGGAGATGGGTTGACATTGGCGTGTACGACGACGCGTGGTGGGGCAAGCACTGCAACGGCTGATGTACAACTATGGAAGTGTCGATAACTTTATTCTAACAAAGGAGTACTAGCGTGGCCGCTTATAACAAGTTCCAGGATTTCGTTGAACAACTTGGTCTTGCCAAGCATGACTTGTCCGCAGCAGGTCATGTCTGCAAGGTCTACCTCAGTAATACCACACCGAACGCTGCCACAATGGCGGTCAAAGCAGATTTGACAGAGTTTGCTGGTGGAACAGGATATACCGCAGGTGGAACAGATACTCAGAATGGCTATACGGAAACGGCGGGTACAGCGTCGATGACTGGTGTGGATGTGGTCTGGACGGCTGGTGCCGCTGACTGGAATACCTTCCGATATGTAGTCCTCTACAATGACACCCAGACGTCTCCTGCTGATCCCCTGATTGCCTGGTGGGATTATGGGTCAGGTCTTGTGCTTGGAAATGGTGAAACGTTTACCGTAGACTTTGGTAGTTCCATCTTTACTCTCGCCTAAGGCATGAAACCGATTCTTACACATCAACCCAATCAGTCACCCAAAACCCTGGCAGATCTTCCTGAGTGCTGCCAGGACAAACGGAACATTGTCCAATTTTGGGAACGGGCTGACTTACGGATCACGATCTGTAAGGAATGTAATCATATCTATCGCCGGTTGTTTGCTGAACCTGGTAGTTTAGGAGCAATGCTACGTGGCAACTAGAGAACTTGTTGATACAACTAGTATCCAAACGTTAACGAATAAACTTGTTACTGCCATCGGTTCAACGGCGCCTACAGCATTAGAGTCTCGGTTTGCGCGAGAATACTGGGTCGATGACTTTGGAGACTTTACGCCTAATGGTGGATCGAGTGCAACAAACAGCACAACCTTGCAGACTGCCATTAACTATGTTGGTGGAACCGTGCTTGGGGGGCGTTTGAAACACAAGGCGGGACGGTATGATTTATCAGTTCCACTCGTCAATATCTATAATAACGTGTTATTAGATGGGGCAGGGGCTGGAAGTAATCGTGATGGAGATGACGATTCTGGGAGTGCCGCAACGATTTGGAAATGGACAGGATCAGCAGGCGCAACACTGTATGATCTTGGACCAGCCATCGGAGCAGACCATAACGTGACTGGTGGTGGAATTGTTGGAATATTCTTGGATGGGAATAAGCTGGCTGGGACAGCATTTAAAATACGGAGTGTTCGTGGCGGGTTGTTTAACATGGTACTGGCTGAGACGACCGGCTATGCGATGGATATGCAAACCGAAGAAACGGTCGTGCTTGACCCACCATCGACACAATCCTGTTGGTTCGAGGCCATCAACATCATCCAGCTAGACGCAGCTGCTGGTGGGTGTATGCGTATGGATGGTCCTGATACTGCTGGGGGTGGCGATGTCTCAGAATGTCACTTTGGCCGGATTCGTTTGTTACATCGAAACAATACCGCCTTAGATATGTTCAAAGCTGATAATAACGTATTTGGTGATGTCACAATTTTTCGCCACCCATCAGGAACTGCAACAGGCGTCATTTTTCACGCAGGATCAGGCACACGTTATGTGCGTGAAAACGTCATCGTCTATCTCCAGGCCAACGCGGGCGGACTGATTTCACAAGGGTTCGCGTCAGGAGCCGTACCAGCCAAGGACAATCATATTATCACCTACAGCAACTCAAACGGTACACCTGACCCCATTATTGAACTTGGTTCAACGCTGAACTTCCAAAAGAGTAACGGGAAGTGTCGCTTGATGCTGGAAGCACAAGCCCCTGTGAATACGCTCATGCGTTCCACAAATTCGGCAGGCGATCAGCTTGGAGACTTTAGCTGGGGTGGTTACGACTCTGCTTCAGCAGAAAAAACCTATGTGTTCCTGCGTGCGATTCAAGCCACTACTACAGCAGGGGTAGAGGATGGAACGCTCAGAGTGGTCACAAAGAATGCCGGAACGGATACCATTCAGACGCAATTCAAAGATGGTGTCATGATTGGTGATCCGTCAGGGACCTTCAAGGGTGTTGGCACGATAAACATGCAGAATTCCTTATTCCAATCCACGACTAACGGTGCATTCTGGGAGCGTGCTGAAGCGAGCGAACTGCTCACGTTGTCCACGTCAGGGACGACAACCAACACATCAGCAAATCTACTCCCAGCGGACTCAGTGATCGAGGCGGTCGTGGCGCGTGTGACCACGACGATTACTACTGCCACAGATTGGACTGTCGGTGATCCGACCACGCCAGCACGGTTTGCTGCGGCGAACTCCACAATGACTGCGGGTACGACGAGTGTAGGCACGGTGCATGTCGATCAAACGGGTGCCGCTGGGCCTCGTCAAACAGCAAATGCCAAAGTGCGGATCACCACGACGGGTACTCCTGGTGCAGGGGTCATTCGTATTACCGTATTCTATCGTAAATTTCGAGCCCCTACGAGTTAACTAAACCGATGGCCTTAGTACAAATCACTGCTTGGAGCCTGCAATCTCCTGATGCAACTGTCTGGGTGCCAACCGTGTCTACACGAGGTATGTTGACCTGGACTTCTGGTGGTGCAATCGTAACTCCGACACCCCCTGTATTTCAAAGTGCAGTGGATGCAACGGTCTGGATTCCCTCAATGAGTAATACAGGCATTGTGACACTAACAAGTGGCACAAGTGTCATCGGTCAGCGATGGGCGACTCTTTTGGATGCCAATAACCTACAATGGTTTGGCTGTGCCACAGCAACTGGTGAGATAAATTTCACCCCTCAAGAACCCTTAAACAGCATCCGTGTGACCTGGAATGCGAATACTGAGCCTGACTTGGCAGGGTATCGTCTCTATGGTGGACGGTCATCGACGAGTTTTTCCTTCTCAGCAGATGTCGGTCTTGTGACAACGATTGTTGTCTTACCCCAGTTGGTTAACGATGGGCTCTGGTACTTTGCAGTCTCTGCCTATGATACCAGTGCCAATGAGTCTGCACTCAGTAGCGTGGTTTCTCGCCGGGTTATTCGCACGGCCAACACCTTGCAACGCCGGCGATAAGGAGCAAGGATGTTTACGACAGTATTTAATCCTATACGACATACCGTCCGCGAAGGGATCTGTCAGACTTGCCAGCAACCATTGCCTGGACAAGGTACTGTCTATACAAAGCAAGGTCAACTGTTAACCTTTATTCCCACCCGTGCAGAAGTCTGCACAAAGGAGTCTTCATGGCAACAACCAATACTCTGACCTGGAACAAGAATCTCGAACCTGATGTGGCGAAGTACAATATCTATCGGGCTGTTGGTGTTGCACCGACTCGTACCGCGAGTAATCTCTATGCAAGTGTCCCAGCGACTCTAGCAACCTATGTTGATACCATCACGACAGATGGTGACTATTTCTATGGCCTTACGGCGGTCGATACCGCGAACAACGAATCCGTACTGTCAGCGACTGTGCATAAGGTGGTAGATCTGGTCCCTCCCCAGGCTCCGACTGGCCTCGTTGTTGTCTAAGTGTCACTGGTTGGCGGAGCCTAGTGTGTCGATGGTTTTATTGGTGTCCAAAAGGAGACAACAGATAATGCAACGACTTGTATACCTTAGTCTACTCCTGATGTCTACCAGTCTATTCTGGTGGGTTGGACTGAGCGAGGCTGCATGTACACCAGGCACCGACTGCTACTGCGACAAGGTAAAGGGGGGAAGTCTCAATGACCCTCTGCTTCTTATCTGTGAGGACTTTGAGGCACCTACTTTGCGGTTGAATCAAGGCGTCGGGAACGGCGCCCCTTACTATGGCCCCTGGTATGACGACACCGGATCTAGTGGAGACCGTGGACACAATAGTTATTGGAATCAGAAATATGGCAACTCTGATGCGGGCATTGACTGGGTGAGTGGCCAGCCCTCTAGCCCCACGTTCGGAACGCCGTGTACTGCGTTTGCTCAGTGTACAGGGATGAAGACGTGGGATGATACGAATCGGTGGAGTGCGAATGCCTATACGCCTAAAGTGGCTATCTATGACTCCACGGCTGATTACACCGCTGAAAATGCTGCCTTAACAGCGCCCTCTCATGCGGCAGGCGGAGGGTCCGGCGTATTCGACGGGAACGCCAATCTAGTTAACCGCATTCCGGTTGGATCAACGCATGGGATCACAGGGTTTAAATCGTTTAGTACGACTCGCACCATTGGCTATACGGCTGCCATCGCCTACCCCCTGAATTCAGACTCCTCGGGGATCTGGGGTACGGCAGGGGTCCCGGCTTCATGGAAGCACAATGAATGGGCGACGGTCTACACGCCCAACGGTGGGTTTGATGGGCTCTTTATTTTCTACAATCAAGATGGCCCACGAAATGGACGCCCCTTTGCCGGATTTTTCGGGAGCTTTCAGGATCACGTCTGCAAGGCAGGGTCCATTATAGCGACCCTGGGCAGAGCCAGTTGCTCCTCAGACCAAACGATCATGATCTGGAATAGCCCAGCTAATTATAGCCAACCGACGGATTGGCCCTGGGGGACCTGGGGATGTGTGCGGGGCCTGATGGAGAACGCTGGCCTCTCTAATCAGCGTATGCGGATCTGGTTCCAGGGACCGAATATGACGAGCGAGCGGCCCATCATTGACGTGACGATTGATGGCACTACGCTGGACAGTAAAAACGGCTATAACGGTATGTATTGGAATGCCTACGCCAATACCAATCAAGGGGGAGGCTATGTGGCCTCGACAGCCCTGACGTTTCGGTATGAGGATAATGTGCATGTACGAGCTGGGACCCCTGTCTCCTGCGCCCAGATCGGCTTTAGCTCTGGTACAAATGATATTACGCCTCCAGCGGCACCAACTGGGATCACGATTAGTGCGGTTCCACAGCCCATCCAACGGGTGTATGTGCAAGGCAAATAGTGAAAGTTGTCACGGTATTCAATCATCTGACGAAACTGAACACCTAGCATGGCTATCTTAGCGACCGATAATTTCACCCGTGCGGATGCCGCCGATCTTGGGACGAATTGGGATGAGTGTACGGGAGAATCAGGCCCAGACGGACTGGATATTGCCTCGAACCGAGCAGTTGCATCGGATGTGACTAGAGATTCGTCTGAGACCAACAACACGGTCTCTTGGCCCGACGATCAGTACGGTCAAGTCACCTTTGGAACTACGTCGTCTGACGGCGTGGGTGCGGGATTTGGGCCGACCTGTCGTGCGGCCACTGGCGCGACCAGGACGTATTATCGTGTGGTTGGCAATGGTTCAGGGTATGAATTGGGGCGGAAGGTGGCAGGCACGTTTACCTCTTTATCGTCTGGGGCTGGCACGACGTTTACCTCCGGCGACACGCTCTATCTGTCCATTATGACGAACGGAGCCAATGCGGACTGGGTGCTGAAAAAAAATGGCTCCACGTTTGCCTCTGGGACGGATACCTCTCCGATTGCGTCTGGGCGTGCAGGCGTCGGGCATTCCTCTACCTCAACTAGCGGTAATGGATTATCCGCCTGGGAAGGTGGCAACCTCGCAAGCAAGTCCATCCTTGCTGCCACTGGTGAATATGTTTCCACTGGTATTGCTATGGTTTTACGAATCGGTGCTACGACATGGCTTCGCTACCGTAAATAAAGGATTACATGGCAAGTCTTGTTTGTAATGCTGGTGCTTATACACTTGTTGGAGCAGCGTCAGCGACTGCGGTTGCCCTCATTATTGCCGCAGGGAGTTATACACTCACTGGATCAACAGCTGGGACAATCCTTGGAAAAGGGGTTACAGCGGTTTCTGGAAGCTACACGGTCACAGGGACCGCTATCCAAACTCGCCGTATTGCCACAGAACCTGCTGGGTACCTCCTGAATGGATCGGCGGTTACCCTCTCAAAAACGAATCGCTTGGTGTTTGCGAGTGCCACAGGGTCCTATGCGCTGATTGGCACAAATGTCCAACTGAGTACTGCTCTTGTTACAGGAACAGGAGCGTATGCCTATACCGGCACAGCGGCTACGCTGGACCGATTCACCCTGGGGTTGAGTAGTTCCACAGTTGGTGGTAGTTACAGTGTAACTGGTCAGGCAGTTGGACTTCTGTATGAGAGACCCAGTGACTCAGGTGACTATCAACTTACAGGAACAACTGTTATATTCCGTAAAGGGAAAAACCTTGTTGCAAGTGCAGGGACATATGAATTTATAGGGGGCACGGCAACTCGCTTAGAACAATCCCGTCATTTTCCTGCTGCCAGTACCAGCTATAGTATTACAGGGGCCATTACGACACTTCGACGAAGCACATCGTCGGATTATGTCATGGTCATCAATACTGATAGTTATGTACTCACAGGTACCAATAGTACGCTTAGACCTACTCGATTACTCACAGCAACCAGTGGCTCGTATACGCAGTCAGGAACAGCAGTTCGGTTCAAAGAAGTCGCGGCTCCAGGAGCATACTATCTCACGGGTACAGATGTTATTTTCAGACAAGTTGCACGACAATTAACAGCTGTCTCAGGCACCTATGGACTCTCAGGAAGTGCGGCGGTTCCTCGACGTAGCATCTATAATCTTATTGCAAAGAAAGGGGTGTACCTCGTCGCAAGTCCTGTTACGACACTTCAGCGAATCAGTTATGTGGACGCAGGGCCTGGGCAATATACCATTGTCTCTCCTGATGTGTTTCTCCGTTCAACACATTTCTCTGTTGAAAGTGGAAGTTATACGGTACTAGGTACCATAGTCAACCTCCGGTCCTCTCATAGAGGCCGATGGAGACGGCAGTCTGTTCAGCCTGCTGCGGTGTCACGCCAACCCAATCGAACCTCAACATGGGATACCCAACAAGGGTCACCAGGAGTGTAAGGAGCCCCGTATGGCTGTGCCAGTCTCACCCACCCCCACAAGCCTTGTCACGCAAGCTCTCAAACGTGCAGGACGCACGACCCCTTCAAGTACACAAATCCAAGAAGCTTTGGATCATCAGTTACAGGAAGTCAAAGCGGATTTGATGCTTGTCGCAGCTACCCATCCAAACTTACTGGCCACTGCAACGACCGTTACCACTCGCGGGCAACAACGCTATGCCATTCCTCCTGACCATAATGAGCAACAGTCGATTACGTTACTGGATGGACCTGATAGCCTTCGAGGGACGTGTCAAGGTGGGTCAGCCACATCCATTATCTTTGCGGCAACATTAGATGTCACGGAAGAGAGTATTATCGGCAAGTATGTCCTGCTTACCAGTGAACCTGGGATTGAGCAATATCGGGAGATTATTGCCTATACACCTGCCACCAAAACAGCCACCCTTGACCTTGAGTGGTTAAGTGCCCCCACTGTGGGGACCACGTACCTCATTGTCACCCAGTATACACAACTTTGGCCGAGTGACATAACCACAGAGTTTGATCGGTTGGATGCCCCAACGACCATTGGTACTCCAGTACTTGCGTCACTTTCAGGGCAGGAGTTCCTGCTGTATCCTGTACCTGATAAATCAACCTATGGGTTGATCAATCGCTATTGGGTTGACCTGAGTTCACTGGATGAATCAAGTACGTTATTTACCCAGTTGCTAACAGAATGGCGTTCGGTATGGATACAAGGTATCACGGTGAAGTCCATGCAGCGATTCGATGAAGACCGTTATCAAAAAGAACTGCAAGTCTATAACTATATGCTTGATGCACTAGGATCTCAAACGAGTCGTGTGGTCCAAGTAGGATATCGAGATTAAATGTTACGAGACCAATTCTCAGAAAGTGCTGCGGCCTTTCAAGACCCAATTTATGGCGTAAACCTCCGTGCAAGTGAAGAGAATCTTGTTTCTGGTGAAGCACGGCTGATGCAAAACTGTGAGTTCTATGGAGGAGTGCGGATTCGCCGTGGGTGCCAGCGATTGTTTGCCAATAGTCTCGGTGCTGGGAATCCCACTCGTACCTATCCAATCCTTGGTGGACATAAGTACTATCAAGGACGAAGCGGAGCGGTTAGTTATCGCCTTACCGCATATCATAATGCCGTGAGTACAATTAGTAATAGTGGTGTTGAAACTGTCTTGACGACAAGTCGAACGCCTGATTTAACAACCTACTTCTCAACCTGGTCGATCACGGACAGCGTGTATATCACCAATGGGACAGATGCACTCGCCAAGTTTGATGGAACCACGTTGACCCCAAACGTGCATACCATTATTCCCAAGACTGATGTGGTTCCTATTTTAGATCGACTGCTTGCCATTACGGGCAATGGTATTGAACGGACGAATGCCCGTGTCGATAATATCTGGTCCAACAATAGTAGTTGGGCCACGTACCGTCCACAACGGCCTGGGCTATTTACGGCGATCTACCCATATACCATTTATGGGCAGGATACCATCTACCCTGGTGCCCTGGCCTTTCAAGAACGTGCCTATTATCTCATTACAGGCACAGACTTTGGGGATGACGTGACCAGTCTTTCTCCTTCAACAGGATTGGACACAAAGATCGTGATCCTCGATGGGACCGTCGGCACTGCCAGCCCTCGAAGTGTTTGTGCGGTTCCAAATGTAGGTATTTTTTGGCTCACATCAGACTATAACGTATACTGGATTCCCACGAATGCGCTTACAGGACGGTTCGTGGGGGACAAACTTCAATCCACCGTAAGTACCGCAGGGCTTGAAAGTGCCTACCGTGCGGCGCTGGATAAAGCGTGGATGGTCTATCACAATGAACGGTTGATGCTTGCTATCCCCATTGGAACGAACCAGTACACGTCAATTCAATGGTGGCTTGATACACGATCACTCCAAGAACACCCTGATCGTGGGCCTGTCTGGTATGGACCCATGATTGGGCAGACGCTGAACTGTGCGTGGGTCGAAAACCAACAAGGAGACAACCAAGTGATTGGGGGAGAAGGCAATCCCGATAACTTGAGTATGCTGTATCAACTACGGGTCCCATCCGTATTCGTGGATCATGTTGGTGAGTCTACGTCTACAGCAATTTCCATGACCTACCAACCGTATTATAAGTCCTTTGGTCTTCCTGCTCACCAGAAGTATCACCAAGAAACGCACATAGAAACGAATGTTTCAGCGGTGAACCCAACTCTCACCTTGTTTAGTTTACGACAAGCCCTGATGAGTCCACAGACCTTTGAGGTCTTGCCTGTCGATTATGAGTCCTCTGTGGTCCATTTCTATGGGGATGGCACACTGTATGGGAATGGAACACTGTATGGGTCCTTTGATGGGTTAAGCCAAGAATCACTGGTCAACTATGAAACCCATGCCCATTATTTTAGTCCTCGTATTGAGCATACTGGGAGTGAGTTTGTTTTAAGCCATCTCTGGATGATTGCGAAACCACAGCGAACCAAACCGTAGGAGCGAGCATGTCTGATCTTATCCTTAGTGGATCGTCAACATACGCATCAGGAGTGAACGATACGGCAACAACGGTCGTTAATAATTCTCTGCTCACACCTGTTGATGCCAAACACCCAAATGGACTGGCTGCGGCCATTCTACAAATTGAAGCAATCCTGGGAACAGGAACCGCTCTCAAAGGAAGTCTTGCGGATCTCGTTGCTCGGTTAGCGGTACAAATGTCTCCTGCGGGAATTGTCATCCCTGCTGGGGTCATCTGGCCATATGGGGGGGTGTCAGCTCCCACAGGGTTTATCATGGCTGATGGGGTTGATAAGAGTCGGACGACGTATCCAGGATTGTTTGCGGCTTATGGGACAACCTGGGGCGCTGGGGACGGGAGTACGACGTTTGGTATCCCGAAAGGCTATAGTCGTATGATCATTGGAGCAGGAACGAGCACTCTGGTAGCCACAGGAACTGATTCTGGAGTGTCAACGGCAGGAGATACCCTTGCAGTGACCTCAAATACAGTCACCTGGATTACTGGTATGGTAGTTGTCTTTACCTTGTCCTCTGGAACCATTACAGGATTGACATCAGGGAATACCTATTATATTATTCGTGATACGACTACCACTGTGAAATTGGCGTCAAGTCTCGCTAATGCTCAAAATGCTACGGCGATTGATTTTACTGCAAAAAGTAGTCCTGTGTGGACCTTAACACATACCTTACCGACACGTACATTAGGTGAGTATGGGGGAGAAGCAACACACGCCATGAACAAAACGGAACAGTTGGCTCATACACATGCCACCACAGCGGATACCCAAACACTTGGTATTGCAGGTTCAGGGTCTAGTGAGGGCTACGCTACTTCTTCGGCAAATACCTTACGTTCCAGTGTCTCCCAATCAACAGGTAATAATGCAGCTATGAACATCATGAATCCCTTTCTCACGGCAAATTATATCATTAAAACATGAGGATGCAACAGCAAGACATTCCTCAGATTGCTCAGCTTTGGTATGCAGGCAAGCAAAAGACCTGCTTTGGCGGGGTGCAAGTTGAATGGAATTACGAGATGCTGGCCACGCACCTACTCCTGGTTTCTGAGAAACCTGGGTATTACATTGCCGTGAAACATGCCCAGGACGGTCAGCAAGTACACAGTTTCTGTGCTGTGGCGCTCGTGAAAACACTGACCCCTCCTCACCCCTTGATCATGACCGAGTGGGCCTGGTTTGCACGAGAAAACTGCCCTAAACGGGACATCACGCAGGTATGGCAGGAATGCGAGCAGTGGGGGAAGGATCAAGGCGCACAGTTTTCTCACCGAGCAAGAGCAATACCATCAATGAAATCAACGAGATGGACTGAAACCTCTCAATGGAGGGCCTTATAATGGGAGTTGGCGCAGGTGGTGGTGGATTTAGTGAAAGCACATCCAGTCAAGATAGTCAATCATACAGTGGATTACGGGGGACCAATCAATTTCCTGAGTTTGCGAAAGGGTATTCAGACTTAGCTGCGAAGGGATTTCAGACAGCATCTGACACCGCAGACTCCCGCTATGGGTACTTTCAAGGGAAGTCTGCTGATGAATTGACACCAACTGTTAATGGCCTTCCCCCTGAAGTGACCATGGCACTCCAGGGATATGGGAATAAAATGTTTGCCAATGCGTCAGCGGGTGGAGCCATGACAGGGAATCTCCAACCACAAAATACCTCTGGGATTGTGGGTGGGGCCTTACAAAATATTGGGCAGTTCTTAGCTCCCTTGATTACCGAGTTCTCGAAGTATAAGAACTATCTCCCTGAACAGTTAAAGATGAACCGATTAGGCTATCTGATGTCGCCATTGTCTGCGTCAGCTCCTGGGTTAGGTAGTTCTTCAACCTACCATGGCGAGAGTCAACATGTGGGCATGTCTGGTGGTGGACCTGGGTCAGCACCAGGGCTTGTATAAGGAGTCATGATGGCTGAGCTACTTCAAGAAGGTGAGATCAAAGCAAATCCAGATAAGAATGCGGTGATGAAAGCACTTTCGACAAATGAGATTTTCACTCCTCGGCAGTTCTTTGAACTCATTTCTCCTGAGACGCATAAGGATCTCCCTCCGCCTGATGCGATGGATAACTTCTTCAATGAAGTGGGGATTGTCACACCACGGGTCCAAAAGGGACGCACGGCTTTTCGCCGAGAGCAGGAATTAGCGCCTAAGTATAATGAATACTTGGAATTAAAAATAAAACGAGCTCAAGGAGGAACGGTAGGCGATATGCAGGATCTCCATCCTGATATCCCTTTACCAAGAAGTGCCATAACACCAGGATCAGTGTCTGCCCCACAATCCCTTGTTCCAGATCGCCAGCTCCCTAATGGACAACCTGATTGGAACATTGATTCCCTTCAGCATAATCCTGCGAATGATCCAACACAAGTGGGTCGTATGAATCCATATAACGCGAATGCCATGGCCCCTTCATTTTATCATAGCCCTGGTGAGGGACAGTCGCGTGTACCGACACAAACTATAGACCGTGATCAGATCCTTCCTGTCCCCTTCCAGCAAGCCCTACACTATGAGAACCTCAAGATGGGCAAGTATGGTCCTCGTGATGCAGGAGGACAAGCATCAGCGTTAGTGGCAG